CCTACAAAATAACTTCCACTTCCATTAGCTGCAACTGCCTGAGCCAAAGTATAAGCCTTTTCAACTTTCTTGTTGATGAATAAGTAAAAATCTGGGTCATCTTCAACTGCTTCTGATAAGCTATTGTAAACGTCTGTCAAAATAGCTAATACATTAGAACTATTAATGAACGATACATTTGCACTTGATGCACCATAAGTACCTGCATAAGCACTTGAATTAACAGGAATGCTGAAAGTTGTTCCGTTAATTATTGTAATTGCTACTGATAAACCATTCAAAGCTGTAAAGCCTGTGCCTGTTGCGCCTGTAATAGAAATTAAATCTCCATTAGCCATGTTCGCAGTTGTTGCAACCGTTACAACCGCTGCTGCTGCTTTAGTTATTCCACTTGCTACTAAACTACCTACTCCAACCTTAGGAGTTAATTTAACTACATCAGTACCTGACTCAAAATCTGCTTCTAATCCAGCTACTACGTTAGAAGCCGAAACAGTAATCTTAGAAAGTAAGCCAGCTTTTACTGAACCTCTCCAAATTGCAGCATCAATGAACTTGCCATTTAACGCACCTCTTTGCTCTACGATTGCATCTTCTAGCATTGCAGGAGGAATGAAGTCTCCACCTCTTCCACGTGGTTGCTGTGAAGCATACCAAGTTGCATCTAAGCTAGAAAAGTCATAAGAGAAAGCATTCATAAACGCCTTTGGGTCTAAGTACTTTTCATCTAAAGTAAATGAACCAGCTGAAGCAAATTCAGACACGGAATCGGCAATTGTTACAGTTGAATCAAAAGTCTTGATTACTTGTCTTGAATCAATGTCAGAGTGAACTGTTATCATTCCGCTTTCAATAGTCTTACCTCGTAAAACTGATTGTGCTATTACGCCTTCGAGGTCTTTACCTGCGTAAGTATTTGTTGTGATTGTTGGTGTTGCCATTATTTAATTACATTTTGGTGTGTGTGAAGAATTTGTTTCCACAAAGGATCATTTACATTTACCTTGTTTTCTACTTTTTTTGTTGGTGTTGGTTCAGCCATGTTTTTAATAGCCAATTTAACAGCGTTATCAATTAATTCTGCTTGTGTAAGCTCGTTAACTACAACCTTGTCATCTACTTTTTTCTTTTCTTCGTCTTCATCGTCCATCTTATCCACAGGTTCTTTCATAGCTTCTAATTCAGCTTTAAGGTCTGCGTTTTCAGCTTTTAACGCTTCATTTTCAGCCGTTAAAGCGTCCATTTCTTCCGTTGCATTAGCAATCTTCTTAAGATTTTCCTGCTTATTCATAATATAAGAAAACAGACTTTCCTTGTGGTCCTCCGTTAACTCAAAATCCTTTAATTCTTGTGCCATTTCTTCTTTGTTTTGGTTATTAAATATATTTGGGATTAAAATTCCTTTATTTTGAAAAGATTCTTTTTTATAGTTAGACACCTTTTCGGTTTTCCACTCTTTGCCGACAAATCCGTATGCTTTAGCTTCGTTAAATGTTAACCATTCGCCATGACCTCCGTTGCGTTCCATCAAATCGGTAATAACTTCCTGCTTTACGCCTAAGTTTAAATAACTTTGTTCTGCTGAAAGCTGGAATTTATCTAAATCATTAATTGCCCTTCGCATATCATTTGCGTTTCCCATTGCTCCGCTCATTGGCTTATGTATGAGGTAAAGCCCATTATTATCCATATGGATGTTATCTACGCTTATAGCAATTTCTGAAGCTATAACTGTACTCATTGAAGCATTAGCGCCACGCAAATAAACATTTGTTTTAATACCTAAGTGCTTTATTTGACTAGCTATATTAAACCCGTGAATCATGTCACCACCTAAAGAGCTAAGAACAACATCTAAATCAGTTGCTTTCAAATCCTTAATTGCTTGTAACTCTATTGCTATGTTCTTATCGGTATTCTCAATATACTGCTCATAAGAATCAGCATATTCGTTATATCCTATGTCTCCGCTAATCTCAATGACAGATTTAGAACCTTTAGAAGCAATGTTTAAAAATGGTGTTACATTCATACAATGTAAAAATAATTATTTCGATTTATATAAATTAGAAATAAGTTTTTAGTGTGGAATTTAATTACTATATTAGTAGTGTTAACGCTAAATGCAAGAACAAAAATTAATAGAAATGAAAGAACCAATTGAAGAATTATTAGAATGGCTACATACTTTTGATGACTTGCAATTTAGTTGTAACCACCGAAATGTGATTGAGAAAATTTGGCAAATAAAAAGTAAACAGCAATTAAATATACATTTTGTCCCTTACTAAATTAGCATGGGGTTTTAAGTTTGGTATTGTTAATTTTAATTACAAATCTTCATAATTGTACATTTACTCTTGCCATACTTCTTGCTTAGCTTAGCGTATAAGCTCATTAGACTATCGCAACTTTCACGCTGATTAAAGTAATCAGATTTTATTACCTTGTTTATAAAGGACTTGTCAAACGCTCCTTTGTTCGCCAACTCTAGCGATTGATTAATAAGTTCTTGCTCTTTCGACATTATTTACTCTGTTTTGCATTTTAGAAAAGTCTTGCTCTACGTTAATAACCCTTAAGTCTTGGCGTTGCGTGCTGTTTATCGTTTGGCTTAATCCTTGCGCTATTTGTGCGCTTTGGCTGGATAGTGGCGTAGGCGTTACAAGACCGCCTTCGGCAAACATTCTAGGGATTTGCATATTGTTAATAGCTTCCATAAATGGAACACCGTAATAATCAACCGCTTTAGTTTTTTGCACAAACTCCCCATTTGAAAGTTTTGCATCTATGCTGTCACTCGTTCCCGTTCCTGCTCCTTTAACTGCCCCCCCTTTTGCGAACTTGGTAGCTGCTATTGCCGCAATTTGTGCGCCACCAATAACGCCCGCTGCAATAGCATTTGCAGTTCTAAAGGATTGAGTTGGAGTGGGGTCAATTGTTTGAGCTAATGCACTTACAACAGCTTGAGCGGTGCTTGCTATTGCCATTGCTATTTGCAAAGCTTTGTTTCTCTTAAATGCTTTTCTTTCAATTTTAGCTATTTTATTATCCGCTTCATCTTGACTAATAACTCCCGCATCAACTTGTTCTTGAATAGCTTTTTTGTTGCGCTCTGTAACAGAATTCATTAAATTTCCAATTGCCGTTAGCGAAGCCGATACCGTTTGAAATGCAAAGTTAAGCTTCTCTTGTCCTTCAGCATCTAATCCTAATGCATTGAGTAGATTAATGCTATTTTCTTCGCCATCTATTCCGTTAATAGTTTCGGACGCTTTAGCCATTTCCGTATTGAGCAAATTTAATTGCTTTTTAAGGATAGTTTCCTCTTCTTCTGTTAAGGGGGATAATAACGAAACCCCACCATCAGCACTTAATTGCTCAAGCTCCGCCCTTATCATGGTAGCTTGATTTTTTAATTCATTAAAAACTAGCTGGGCTTTATCTTTTTGAAACCCTTCTTCTATTGCTATTCTTTCGTCATTAGTTAATTTATCGTCTTGAAGCTTTACAAATTTCAAATATTCTAAATCGGTTATTTGGTCGTCTAACGATTCTGCTAATGCTTCTTTATTTAATTCAGCTATTTTTTTATTTCCCTCCGCAATAATTGCTTGACGTTCTTTCTCCCCTATATTTTCTTGCTCTAATAACGCAGCCGTTTCTTTTTCTTGTATTAATATTTGTTCAGACACTCTGTCATTTCCTGAGGCTTTTATTAATCTTAATTCTGCTGCCAAGTTTTCTTCTTTAAGCTTTAAAGACTCCGACCCTATTTGCTTTGTAATTCTTAAAGTTTCGGCAATCATAGCTGTCTCTTTATTTGCTATGTCTAGTTTTTTATCTGCTATCGCTTGGTTTTCCTCTTCTGAGTTGGTGGCAAGTTGTGCTTGACGTTCTAGCAATTGAAGCTCTTTTCTAGCAATGTCTAAACCAATTTGTAATGATTGTTGCTTAACGACTTTTGACCTTTGCAATAGTTCTATAATTTCTTCTTGCGTGAGCTTGTCCTTATCTGCCGCTTGCTCTCTTAATCTAGCAAACTCGCCCTCTAGCTTTGCACCCTGAATTAATAGAGTTCTCTTATCTATTATTAGCTGGTTTATATCTTCTTGGATTCTTTTGGCTGCACCAGCGTCTCTTTTAATTTCATTAGCTAATCTTCTTGCTGCAAGCGCCGCCTTATCAAATGACCCCGAAACTCCCGTTACGATATCCGCAACTTCTTTTAATGCTGTCTTAATGTCTCCACTAAATACTGCTACGATTAATTGCCCGACACTTTTTACTCGCTCGACTAGGTTATCAACTAACGCTTGTGCTAAATCCTTAATTGCTTGCTTCGGGTCTTCTAACGCTGTTGCTATTGCACGTCCAAAATTTATAAATACATCCTTTACGTTTGCCACAACTGATCCTAAAACAGCCATTATAACACGAAGTTTCTGCGCTCCTTCCTCTGAACTTTTAAAGAATGCAACTAAAGACCCTGCTACCACTAAGAACGCCCCTAATCCTGTTGCCAATAAAGCTAATTTAAACAAGTTCATTGCTATTTTACCTGCAACCATTGCTAAGTTATATGCTTTTTGAGCGAATGTTTGGGATGCAGTTGCGGCGGCTTGACTTTTTTGTACTCCTGTTGTTACAACTGTGCTTGATATTAAGCCTTTTGTTGTCTCTACGGTGTTGGACATTGAGTCCTTTAACCCGTTAAAGCTTACACCAAATAAGTTTACATCCCCTAAAGCGTCTCTTATGCTTTGAGCATAATTACCCACGTTACGCTTATTGTTTCCTACGGCTCCCTCGTTTTCTTTTAACTTACTTGTCAGTTGATTTATTTCAGTTGTTAAGTCTTTGCCTTCCTGACTTCCTTCACGCTGGGCTTCGCTCATCTTATTGTATTCAGCAGTCAAGATAAATAATTGCGCTTTTAATTGCTCGTTGCTGCCAAGCTCCGAATTTAATGCGGTGTTATAACTGTCAATCGCCTTAACTGAATTTCTACGTTCTGAGTTGGTGTTTTTGAGTTCATCTTTTTGACTAGATAAAGAAACTTTAGTAGCTTCTAAGTTTTCCGCCATTACTTTCTGCAAAGCTATTTGATCTTCAGTTAAATCTACGCCCGACTTTTGCGCATCGCTTAATTCCTTTAAAGATTTTTCATAGTCTTTAATTTCTTGTTGGGTGGTCTTAATTGCTTCCTGTTGCTCGATTTGCTTTTTAGTTAAATCGTCTAATGCCTTTTGAGCGTTACCGATATTCTTTAGCTCAATGTCTATTATTACCTTTTCTGCCATTACTTCATAATTAAATTAGCCTTAACAAGCTTTGTTTGTAGGTCATAAGACCAATCTATTATCTTATATTTTTGATTGTCTATTATATAAGTTCTTCGGTTACTTACAATAGTACCTAATTCATCTTTGAATACAACCGCTTTTATTTTGTTATTCTTTTTTTGTTCTAAAGTATTTTTAAATAAAGCTTCCCAAGTTTTGCCTAGCATTACGGGTTCACTCCAATTAACTAAACAATCTAAGTTCGTTGTAGAAGCGTTTCCGTTTATGTAGTCTAGGTTTATCGTTCCGTCATAAACGTCATCAAATTTAAATCGTGAACTTATGCAATTATCCCACGAGGTTAAGTAATCGCCCGAATAAGGCTGACTAATAGTAAAAGTATCACTATCTAACATACAATTAAAATAACTTTCGTACTTATCAACCCCTTGACTGCCAAATGTATTTAGGTCAAACAGGTAACTTCCATAGTCTTGGTATTCAAGAAACCCTAGTAAGCTTGTGTAGTCTGTTCCATTTAACTTTTGATTAAGGTAAATTAAATCGCCTTGCAAATAATCAATATTTACGTCCTCTATTGCTGAGATCAAATTGGTTAAATCAAATTCATCTACTGAAATACTTGGTAGAATAGTTGCCGTTCCTACGGGTTGATATCCCACATCTTGAAGTTCTAAATAAGCATCGTTTCCATCTATTTCTAGGACTAGGTTACATTGCTTAATAAAGCCTTTTAAAAAGTCTAATTGAGTTCGCTTACCGATATAATCACCTAAATAAATAGCATCTCCACTTAATGGACCATCATGGCTAATTGTCATGCTAGTACAGGTAATACTTGAATCGGCTAAAGGGTAGCTATTTGATGTTTTTAGGAGCGCGGCTATGACTAGATATGAACCAGAGGGTATGGCTTCTGTCATTTCAAAAGTAAATTCATTTGTGCCTTCCCTTAAAGTTCCTCCGTTAATTGTCAGTGGACTTGAATAAAAGTACCCGGGAATGAATACAGAAATTTGTGCCGAGTCTAACTCTCCTTGAACATATTCAAAAGTCCCACTAATTTTAAGTGAGTTAATATTCCTGTTAATGGTATAAAGAGTTCCGTAAGACCCTGCAAGTGGCGATATTGAAGCATTTCCAGCCATAGGAGTTCCTAAATTAAGAAATACAGTTGGTCCAAGAGCTGCTGCGCTTGGAGCTGTCAATGGAACTTGATTTGTTCCGTTATAAAATGTATTACTACCTAAATGCTTCGCATCAAATTCTGAATAATCAAGGCTTGAACCATAGTCAGAATCTAAAAAATTTGAATGTAAGGTAAGACCATTATCTTGCATCATTTTATATAACATATGTCTAATGTTAAAAAATGGTGCAACGTTTTGAATCTTTAAATTTCCAGCAGCTTCTAATTCAAAAAGGAATGGATGTCCGTAATGAAACCTAATATCTTGCCCCAAAGAGCCACCCGTTTCATTTTCAATAGCTGAGCGAAATTCTATATCGTTATATCCAAATTGATAAGTTTTAGGGAATAAATCCGCTAATTGAATATTTTTTAATGCTTTAATTAAGTCCCCATCCGCTCCAAAGAATACGCATTGAAAATTGCTATCATTATAGCCTTTAACATAGAGCGTGCCTGTTGAAAAAACATTGCCGTCAATCGTAATATTTGCACTTCCAAAAGCACTTGATTGCGCTCCCTCAGTTGTAATGTTGCCAAACGCTAACTCGTTCTTAGCCGTTCTAGGTAAATCAAATTCGGTACTTGAGATAGTTGTACGTGCTGATAAGGAGTCAACTTTTGTTAACCCGCCCTTAATTACAAGCCCCTTTAACGAGTTCTGAAAATAATCTAAATCTACCCCTTTGTAATTTATCATTTGAAAGCTAATTTAGTTTGCGCCATTTCATACTTAAATCTAAAGTCTACGCCCCTAGACTTGTCTACCATCTTATAATTGCCGTCACTTATGTAAATAGGCTTTAACTCATTTGATTCTACTACCCAAGCTAACGGACTTGAAACGAAGTCTTTTAACATTTCCTTTTCAGAAGCTAAAAACCTTTGCCCCTTAACTTCAAATCCTGTTGATGAAATTTGATTTATTTTTTCGTTATTTGCGGAGGTGTTAAAGTAGCCTATTTCGCCTGTTGATTGATAACCGCCTACTTGAAAAGTATCGCCTTTCGTTTGAAAGTCCTCGTTATTATAGCTTCGGAACTTAACATTTTCTTTAACTCCATACTTGTTTATAAAAACAAATTCCTTATCGTTGCAATAATCGTCTAAGTAATAGTAAATTTTATTGTTAGTGCCTGCATCTATTGCTCTAAATCCGTTTAAAGCAAGTATAAATCCGCCTAGTATGGGAGTAAAGTTAGAAATTATAAACGCCCTATTTAATGGGATGCTTATTAATTTATTTTCAAGTGAAGATATGTCAATTTGCAATCGTTGTAAAACCGTGTCGCTATTAACGGGTCTGTTTTGCACGTATGTTTCGACATAAAACCTGTTATCTGTTGCAAAAATAACGGCTCTATCATATTGACCTTGTATTTTAAATGCAAATGTTTTATTTGCCTTTAGTTCTGAGCCATAAAGTAACGCTTTCCTACTTATTCCGTCATTTGCCGTCTGGTCGTTTAAATAACGTAAGCCGTCAATATTAGCAAATGCGTAGAACTCGTTTGAAGTGAGGTCTGAAATCGCAGCGGTGTCACTGCTTACAACTACTTCAAACTTTCCGTAAACATCTGTCAACTCCTCTATTGCTGTCGTGCTTAAGCCTTGCTTAGTTCTTACTTTAAATATACTCCTAAGGTAATTAGAAGCATCAAAAGTAAACTCATCACCTATATTTGACGCCTTGTAACTAGGCACGTTTGGGATATCCGCCCCTTCACTTGTCTTTAGTGTGAATATTAAGTATGCAGGATTGTTTGCGGTTTCTGTTGCAACAAACTTAACGGGCAAATATCCGCTATAATATCCATTTGCTGCTGGTTGTTCTGTTAATACTATTGCCATAGTTATCTACCTAAATTTACTATTATTTCATCTGCCAAAGTGTCTAGGCTTGTATTTAAACTAGCAATACTTGCGTCTAATGCAGCTACCTTTTCATCAAGTAAAGCCGTGAAATTTGTTCCCGTCACAGGTAGGCTTTCACCATCTACTAATAACGTTCCGCTCGTTTTGTCAGCAATTAAAGCCCTTAAGTCTGTCAAAGCTTTATAATTTAAAGCACCATCTGCCAACTGCGAAGACTTGCTTATTAAATTATTTACATCTACTGCCATTTATTTAATTTTTAATAGTTCAAATACAAAATCTTGCGCCATTTCTGTTATAGCTGTTGAGTTTTGCGTTGTTACTTGGTTAATTATTTGCAACTTTTCAGTAGGTGTGCTAGAACCTTTAGCATAAATTCGCCTTTGTATTGCCGTGGCTGGTGGCAAAGTTATGCTATACCTTGAACTTTTTGCATTACTCCAACTTTGTAGGTCTGCCAAAGGAACTAAAGTCCCCGCTGGAACTCCGTTATTAATTTCATCCCAATAGTCAACACCCCAAATCAAAAAGCGACCATCTCTGTATTCTTCTCGCAAGGTTTCCACGCTTTCTCCCGAAGCACTTCGCTTGTGAAACTCCATCATTTTGCTAATGGAATCTTTTAAAAAGTCACCCAACTTACTCAACTTGGAATCTAATTAATTCGGTTTCAATTACCGAAGATATTTCCTCATCAGTTAAAGCACCTACGTAATCCAACTCTAAAAACGTATGAGAGTATTTAAAGCCTTTAGCGATTAAAAACACTTCTACGGTAAAAGTACTTGAACGTGGATAAGTAATTAGGCTGTCAAAATTTATTTCTTTTTCTGTTGGCTCTATTTCAAGGTTGCCAAATTGTGTGAATTTATATTTCATTATGTTAAAGTTGTTCCCGTGATTGTAAAAGTTCTTATTAGCATGGCTCTTGATGAAAAAGTTTTTACCCTTGTGCCTGTTCCCGATACTCCTGACTGCTTCCAAAAAGCGTCTGCCGTTGAATTTGGGTCTGTTGTTGAAGTCAAAGAGTGATAGTTTGAATTTTCGGGCAAACTAAAAGGGTAGCCATTAAGTCCAAGTGTTAACCCCGCATTTATAATATTGTAAATCTCTGAAAAATTCGCCACATACCAACTGCCAAAGGTTGCACTTGTGTAAGGTTGCCCCGTCATCCAATCCGTCCAATTTTGTGTTCCACTTGTGGTGCTAAAAATACTGTGACAATATCCTATTACAGAACTTCCGCCCCCCCAAGTACTCCAATCAATTATAATGTTATTTGTAAAGTTTTGACCGCCTAATTCATCTGTAAATCTAAAATAGTTGCCAAACGGATTAAGATAAGGAATAGTATTAAAGTCTGTTAATCGACCTCGCCTTAAAGCTCCGTCATCATTCGCTGCATAGCTAGTTGTTTGACCACTTTGTAAAGGAACTGCACCCTTTGGTACTACTTCATCAAGTATCGTTATTGTATCGCCAATCAAAGAAACAGGCGTTATAGTTGTACCGCTTACGTTTTTTAGTAGTATATTTTGGTCTTTAACGCTCGGCTTTGCGATAAAAGAAACTGAATTAATTGTAATTGCTTCATTAGGGAGTACCAAGGTATCGCCACTTGGAACGCTTTCAGTATATGAGCTATCGGAGTTCTCTACATTCGCATTAGAACCCGTTTGATTAACGACTATATCGTAACCCGTAAAAGTTGCATCAATGTCCGCTCCTAATTCATTCTTTAATGTTAAGTTCAAATCTACATTTGAAGCTTGTTCGTACTTCAATCCGCCATTAAAATATACATCAACTTGACTTGGTGGTGTCACTGCACCCTCGTTAAAGCAGAAAGGACGTTTAACTCTAAAATTAAGCCTGTAACTTATCGCAATAAACCCATTTACTCCTATCTTTTCAGCAATCGGAACTTCGGCGTAGGTGTCCATTTCGATATAATCTTCGCTATCTAAGTTCATTAACGGTAACCAATCAAAGAAATGTTGACGTAATGCGTCCTGTCTAGTAATTATGTAGTCTCTTTGGTAGTTTTCTGTTTCAACTTTAACACTATCAGGGTATGTATCCATTAAATAAATGTCACACGATATGATAGAACTGCTATCCACGCCTCCATTTTCACCTCTATAAGCCCATGTAAAGCAAGGGAATGTTTGATTGTTCAACTCGTTTACATCGAATAGCGTTTCAATCTCTGTGTACGTTAAATTAGCCGTTAAAGCGTTTATTCTTATCCTATCTCTAAGCGTGATTAAATCCATTCTTTTAATTTACATTGACAAATATAGTCATTTATAATTATAATTATGACAAATTTTGTCAACTTTTCTCGCTAGCCTTTTCAAACTCAATAAAACTGAATATTTCATCTATCGGAGTGTTCAGCGTTTGGTCTAACGCATTCTTAGGCTTCTTAAACTCCCACCACGCTAACGGCTGCGTGAATACAAGTGTTTTTGCGACACTCGCAAATAGAGCGTAGTAGCCCAAGCGTTCAAGGGCTGTGTTAACTTTTCCAACTCCTCCACTATCAAAGGTTGCTGGGTATGAATTTTGAAGCTTTTCAAGGAACTTAGAAAAAAAAAACCGCAAGAATAGAACAAGTCCATACGTCCATACTCCTTTAAAAATGCTATGCGCTCATTTATTTCTTGCAAGTCTTGGTAATATTCGCCTTGTCTCATGTAGATAGCAGCAACAAGCAAACCCTTGTCCGCTTCTTCGTTTTCTTTTAATTGCCTTAACATATCCATGCAGTCCTGAAAGTCTCCCGCAGAACCTCGCATAAAATTAGGTATTATAAACTTTTTACCTTTAATATTAAATTCCTTCTTAGGTTCTTCCCGTTGCAACCAATCAAAAGCAATTAAAAAAACATTATTGATTTTATCCCAATCAACTTGTAATAGCTCTGAATATTCTATACCCGTGCTTAAGCTTGAAATAGTTCCGCAGATTGATTCTACTATTTTACTATGAGCTAGTTCAATGTCTCCGTTCTCCTCGTCCTGTCTTGCTTCGTCTGCTAATGCTAAATAAGTATATGCTTTGTTCCATTGATCTAGCGTTACTTCGTGCCGTCCTGTTGGTATTAAAAATTCTTTATTTTCTACGCCATTGATTTTAAATGAGTACTTATTCATATGTATATTAAATTTTTCTTCTTACCGTATTGATGCCAAATCATATACCCGCCTGCGTCTGTTGGGTGGTCTAAGTCTAACGTTTTATCGGGTGCGCCATTCTTATAAGGAAGTTGCTCTAGGCAGTCCGTATAAGTAGGGCAGTTATTTCTGTTTACAAGATACGATAAGTTTTGGAACTTCTTATTCATTGTGTTAATCCTATCCTTTACATTTGGATTAGATTTTAACGCCCTTACTCCAAACCCCGATTGTTTTAATTGGTCTATATCGGTAGTACTTGCACTTGTTCTGTCTTGCTTGCCACTTGCGTCAGGGTAAACAAACACCCTATAACTTTGATAGCGTGCTTTGATAAGCTCTATCATGTCCTCAGTCTTATAAGCGTTAACGATTTCGTCAACTGCTATAACCTTGTCATCTTCTATTACGTGGATAACCGAAGCCATCTTACCCACGTTAAAGTCCATTCCAATATGAAGTATATCGCCTTCCTTAATCGTTCTATCGCTGTGATTTTTAAGCCTGTCGTAGTGATTGTAAACCGTTCCGCTTGTAAGATTGACAAACTCACCTTCTAAGTAAGCCCTTAACAATTCAGGCGTATAAGTCTCTTCTAAGCTCTCAATATAACTATCCGATATGAATGGATTATCTCTTGTACTTGCTTTAATCAGTAGCTTAGAATCGCTGTCCTTTGACACAAAGAAGTCGTGTAAGAATCTAAACCCTTCTGGAGTACTTACAAAATCAGTTGCGTTGTTATTACCTATGGTCTTGACTGAGTTTCTAGCTAAAATTTTAACCATCACATCATTCATTTTAGATTTTTGGAGTACATCGGCTTCATCAACTAGGCTATAACCAACTTCATAGCCTACTATCAAGTCTGGGTTATCCATTGAGCGTAATATTATACGTCCATAAGGAGTAATTATATCTTTGTCCGTCTTATTGATCGTGAAATTCATTCCCATTTCGGTTAATGATTGGGCAAACTTTGGAAAGGCAATGTCTTTTATCAGTGGATAAGTTGGCAGGTAATAAGCGCAATCAACTCCAACAAGTGCAATCTTCTTTGTAATGGTTTTCCAAACGCCAGCATGGCTCTTACCACTTCTAAAGCCACCTACTAAACCTGTGTGCCTTGCTTGGCTATCAATGAAGTCAGCTTGATGGCTTAGTAGTTTAATCAAAAAAGTAGTCTTTTAAAGTTTCAAATAATCCTCGACTATTTAATCTATTTATTGTAAAATTGCGAATTTTTATATTAATTTTTAGGGTGTGAATTATTCGCCTTAATTCAGTTTCTTTCCTATTTTGCTCTTTAATTAAATCAGAGTCTGTTTTTATTGAGTAAGCAATAGGTTCCCACCTGCACATAATGCTATATTTCTTGTTTTCCAATGCTTCTTTTTGAAACTCCACCAATTCGATATACTCGTCTAACGGAACTGTTACTATTTTTTCAGCTTTCATATTGTTCTGTTTTATTTTCCTTGCCTATTATCTTAAAAATTAAAGGCTCGACCTTGTGAGTGTTGTTGTTGTCAGTTTGCTTAGGAGCTTCCCACCCTTGCATTTTTGACATTTGATTAACTGCGCTTATTCTGTCGTTTGGTTTTTGCTCGTCATTAACTACAATATCTGACAAAACCTTCAAAGCTTCCTCTTTGCTTAAAATATCACTTCTAAGCGTGTTTAATTCAATCTGTGTGCGTTCGTTAACCTTTGCGGTTTCGACTTCGCTAAACTCTTGCTTGTATGCTTCATTCGCTAATTTCCAGTACTTATCAAAGGTCGGCTCACTGCACCCAAATTTACCTAAGAATACCAAAGAAACCTCTTTATGCTTTACCGCTCCTTTCCGAAGTTCGTCCTTTATAAACGATATGTAAGTTTCCTGCTTTGTCATTACTTTATTTCTACCTTGCAAATATACTTATTTCCTTTTGCTGTTACCATTTTACAAAGATAGTTTTTTTAACTTAGTTTTCATCTTGTAATTGTTTTATTTCATTTTTCACTTCTTTGTAATACTGCAAATTAATTAATAATTGGTCAAGTAAATTCTCGTCATCTACTCCTGTGCAATTTATTAAATTTGCGTCAATTAAGTTAATTGCACCTACTTTCATAAGCGCTAATTCTTCTATTCTAGTCATTTGATACTTTAAAATTACATTGATAATATTCTAAATTTATTTGCATAGCCTCAATGCGCTTTACATATTGTTCAATTGTCGTTTTAGTATTAGTTAATTTTTTCTTCAGTTTCTTGGTTTTATACTGTGCCTTGTGTTTAAAATTGATTGATTTTAAAGTGCGGTAAATAATTTTATCATTTAATTCTAAGTATTCTTCTTGTAATTTTATGAATTCATCTTGCAGTTCTAAGTGTTGCTTATCCATGCTTTTTTGCAAATCTTTTAAATGTTGTATTTCAGACTTTAAGACTTCTATTTCAGTATGTTCTTTTTGTGCAGGCTCTAGTACTGTTGCCCATTGTTTTGTTTGTGCGTAATAAATGCAATAATTGCCACTATTTGAATATAAACAACCCTCATCACAAAAATTAAACTTGCCATCTATGATTGCCTCGGTTTCCATAGTGCTTTTAATCCTAGCACCGTTAACGAAGCCCTTTTCAATTGCTAATTGTATTAATTCTTCTTGAGTTGGTTCTTCAGTTGGTTCTTCTATTATCTCAAATTCTTTTTTACGTAAACACCAAGATTTACCGTATTTCCCTTTGGCTATATAATCAGAAGAGCTAAAATATATTATTTCAACTATTTGACCTATTTCAAATTTGTGTCCACACTTTCTATCTGTTATTTTAACTTTATCTCCTACTTTTACTATCTTACTCATGTCTTTTTGTTTTTAATGTTAGTTAATAACCACCTATTAATAGGTTTCTTTACCAAAGATACAACTTTAAATATTAAATTAAACTATTTAATGTAATTAAAATGGTAAATCATCTTCTTCTCCCGCTGGTGAAGCAACTTGACTTAAGTCCTTTGTTTGCTGACTTTGAGAATTTGACTTTGCTTCCACTTTTTCAAGCTTCCAGCATTCAACTTTTCCGAACGTCTTTGTCACTCCCTGCTTGTCCGTCCACTCCTGAACTTTAAAGTTGTAAGAAGCTTCTAAAACATCCCCTATCTTGTTGTAGTTTTCAAAGTCCTTAGCGTACTTCACATATTCGCCATTTTTAAACATATCAAGCTTTACTTGCTGAGCGTAAGAAGCATTAGCAGGGTTAAGCTCTTCTAATATAAATGATACACTAGCCCACAACCCTTTATCTGTTTCGCCATATCTAGGCGTTTCAAAGCTTATTAGCTTACCTTTAAATTTCTGTTCCATTGTTTTTATTTTTACTGTTAAATTAAATCTCCGTGTAACGCTTTTATGTAAGTGCCTTGCTTTGTGCTATTCCAAAGAACTTTATGTAATGGTTTAAAATTAGGGTTTTTGTTGCGATTATATTTACTTTGAGCAATTGAAACTTTCTCAACAATACCCATTGCTAATATTGCACTTTGTATAGCTTGTCTTGTTGGTAAAATTTGCTTTAACGTTTTCTTTACGCCGTCAAAGCTAATCATATTAAAATTTCTACCCTTTGTCTTTTTCCTATTGTTCATTTTTTTTCTTTTTAGTGTTATTAAATTTGAATAAATTCGTGTCCTAATATTTCTACCAACTGCTCATGCGTGTATCTTGGAACTGGTATTTCTTTTGCAAAATTCCACAACTCACCATTAATGTCAATGAAACGTCCTGCATATTCTCCCAATACTTCAACGTCATATTCGTCAAATTCTCCACCAATATTATCGCCTAGTAAAAGTTTCTTAGGCTTTGGATATGGTGTC